ATACCTTTTAATTGACGTACAACAAACGTTTTGTTTGTGTTGTCCATGATCGGTGTGTAATCCATATACACCGTATCACCAGAAACAATATTATGAGGAACTTGTGTTTGAACAACACCATAGTTCTTATCATTTACAGTCTCAAAACCATAAGAGGTGATTGTTTCACCAGTAATTCTAGAAACACGAGCAGAAACACCAATACCTTCTGTACCTGTATTATCAAAGGTAAGAATATCATTTACCTGATAGTTTTTGCCAGGATTCTCAATAATGAATCCAGTTACAGATGCATCTTCAAACTTAGTAATTGTCTCAACTTCAATATCAACCTTAGAGTCAAGTCTTACTGAAGGGAAGTAATCAAAGAGTTGTAAAGGAGACTCTTCAAAGAGTTGATCAGGATCATCAATCTCATCTTGAGAGATAATACCATCTCTATTCTCGTCTTCTGCATCAAAGAGTAGAATATCACCATCTTCGGTAGTCAGAGCGTTTGTAGAGGCATTAGGTGCCCTCTCAACGTCAATATCAACGTTCTCATAAGGATCTCTGTAACGTACAACACCAGTAGGAATATTTTGCTGTACAGCATCCTTATTCAAGTTCCAAGGATCAACAATAGAGTTAAAACTAGGTCCTAAAACATAAGGGAAAACAGGATTACCATTTTCAGTTGTGTCAATAGTAACGAAGTAACAATATCTACCCTCAGGGAAATCAGGTGTCTTACAGAAACGACCATTGTATTGGTCAAGATCCCCTAAACCAAAGATATACTCATAATCTTCAATAAACTTACCTGCTGCTTCATCGGTTAATAAAGGACCAGCAGTTCTAGAAGGATAAGGATTTGTAATATCATTGTATACCAGATTTGTCTTCAATTGATATGAAGTATTCAGTCTATTAATTTCAGATGATTGATCGGTAGGATCAGTATATCCATAAGGACCGTAAATTGGGTTTCCATCAAATGCCCAACCAATGATAGGAGAGTGTGCTAACTGAGTTTCTTGTTCGTTGATAGCACCAGAAGTAGTTTCAATCAGGTTATCACCCAGAATATATCTCAATCTCTGAGGATTAGAAAGGTGTGCATACTCACCACCATATTGATTGTTATAACCCGAGAACACTGCACCTTTTGCATCATCAAAGGTCGTAGTTTCTTGTAAGTTATATGTCCATTGGAATACGTTAGATGCAAACGTAGCATCTTGACCAACAGATGTTAAATTGATAATAGTTGTACCCTGAATATAATTGATACCTCTATTCAGAATTTCAATACCAGTAACTCTACCAGCATTTTCACCATCTGTGTCAATAGTAGCACGAGCAATAGCACCAAAACCATCACCTTGGATACTTACCTCTGGAGCAGTGGTATATCCACTACCAGCAGAAATAATAGCAATAGAAATAATTCTACCGTTATTAACAATTGCTTGTGCAACAGCACCTTGACCAGAACTTAAGGAAACAGTTGGTTTGGAAGTATAAGAAGCACCGCCAGCATCTACAGAAATAGATCTAATAGGTCCACGAACTGCAGCAGTTGCTGTTGCACCCGCTCCGCCACCACCAACAATAGTAATTGAAGGTTGTGAGGTATAACCAGTACCACCAGAATTCATCAGAATTCTAGAAACAACACCTTTGGTGATAATTGCGGTTGCAGCAGCGCCAGAACCGCCACCACCAACGATTGAAACCAGAGGAGATGATGTATATCCACTACCACCATTGTCAACTTGAATTGATGTAATAGAACCGTCAACTACAACACTAGCAGTTGCTCCAGAACCGCCACCGCCAGAAACAGTGATAGTTGGAGGTGATGCAGCATCATAATCCTGACCAGCATTGGTAATATCAATAGAAGTTACAGGTCCAAAGGTTTTAGTTAAACTAGACTTATATGACCATACAGAAACACCATTGACCCATGTACCAATAGGACCAGCAGCAATAGAGTTTTTGGTCGAAATTGTAGAAGGGGCAAGTGGGAATCTGTTTAATTTACGTTGGTTGCCAGGTAACAGAGCAGAACCAGGAAAAGGACCGATCTTATAGTTGGGAATACCCGTAGATGCAACATAAACATAGTTGTCATTAAAGAAGGAGTTCTGAACGTTAGTAGTATAAGGACCAACCGAATTTAAGATTGCAGAGTTATCAGACTTACCTTTGTTCAAGTCAACTGATACAAGAATATTTCCCTGAGGAACAACTGTAGCGGGTTGAGGTAATTGATATTGGAATACGGTCTCACTGTCTCTAGAAGTGACTAAGAAAGATCCGTTGTAAATGATTGGGTTTGCACCATATACCGTAACTTGATCTCCAACCAGAAGACCATGAGGATTAGAGCAGGTGATCGTTGCAAAACGGTCATCAATACCACCAAAAGTAACACTGGTAACTTCGATGAGTTTCTTAACGTTGTACAACCAAGTTCCGAGTTCTGGTTTGGTTGAAGTACCACCAAGTTTAGCTACTGTTAGTTTATCACCAGAAAGATAATACGATCCTGTATCAGTAAGAGTAGTTTGTTGAGCATCAACGATACCAACAACATTCATCACCACTTCTTGAGGGGTGCCTTTATTAATGAAAACAGTAAAGTTAGAAGATACTTCTGTAGCAGAATCCCAATCTTCAACAATATTGTTTACAGAACGAGTACATTCAATAAACTGGTTGAGAGATTTTTCTTTGTATTGAACTACTTCTGATCCACCGATTACAAATTCACCGTTTCTTTCTGGCCAACCAATAGTAGAGTCAACTGTAATAACATTATCTTCAGTTCCAAGAGGTTCTGCCAGTTTTGTCTTATAAGGAACTGTGAAAGAACCAGAAATAGTTTCTTCAGACAGAACAAGTTCAAAGATCTCAACATCAGAAGTTTTAATTGAGATATAGTTCTCAACCAACGCACTCGCTGCTTTGATATTAGGATCTGCAATATCTTCTTCTTGAGTTAGAAGACCATCCTTGATGTCTGTAGGATTACCACTTACAAGTGTGGCACGAAGAATAGTATCAATAGACCAAGTTGCTGCAGAAGGTTTTACAATCTGATCTTTTGGATATGAAATACTAATCTGCTCACCATAGAGTAATTTGAACAGATAAGCGACACTAAAGGACGTACCTTTAGCAGAATAAAAATCTTTTACCGACTTAATTGCAGTACGAACATCAATCTTCTTATAGTCCAGTTCAGGAACATCAGGAAGGAATTGTTCAGTATATTTGTCTAAAAGTCTCTTAACAAAAATAGCATCAAGACATTTTACATTATCACCAATGACAGCGGGCATTGCCATTGTGTTATTGGAGAATACAGCATTACCAGTTTCAGTATAAGAGGTAATACCACTTGCTGCTCTTGCACATCCAACAAATTTTGCTTTAGAGTAATTTTTACCACTCTTATTGATAGAGAAACCAGTAATTTCATTCAAACCAATCTCAACAGATGCTTCTGCCTGAGGAGGTGATTGAATAACAACTGTCGGAGGATGAGCAGCACTATATCCACTACCAAAGTTGTTAATATTGATATCAGTGATTCTTCCGTTGAAAATAGAAGCAGTAGCAGTTGCTCCTGTACCACCATTTTGTCTATTATCTACAATATAAACAGAAGGTACGTCATCATATCCACTACCGCCGCTTAAAACGTCAATACCAATTACACGACCGTCACCATCAACTTGAGTTTCTAATACTTGAGCACCAGTAGGATCAACTACAGCAACTCTAGGAACAGTTGTATATCCTTGACCAGCATTCAATACATTAATACTAGTAATTACACCATTAGTCAATACCGCTTGGAAACTTGCCTTAATAGGGTTGAGTCCAGTTGGTTCATCAACGTAAATTTCAGGAGGAGTTGTATATCCTTGTCCACCGTTAGTGATTGTAAGACCACCGCTAATAGAACCATTAGAAAGCGTAGGAGTCGCCAGTGTAGCGCCACCAGGTTGTCTAAAAGTAACTCTAGGTGTAAATGTATACCCACTACCAGAATTAATAATTTCTAGTGCAGAAATAGAACCATTTGTTACTGTTGCTTTCAGTTCAGCAAGTTTAGATCCACCTACAGTAGGAAGTTCAATAATAACTGTTGGAGGGTTTGTATCACTATAACCTTTACCGCCATCCAGCAAAGAAAAACTCTTAACACCATTAACAAGAGCAGTTGCAGAAGCACCTAATCCAGTGTCATTAGGAGCAGCATTAATAGAAACTTTAGGAGGATACTGATATCTGTATCCAGAACCATTTTCATTAATAGAAATGGATGTTAACTCACCATTATCGTTGACACGAGCATATCCAAGTGCGCCAGAACCAAAAGAGGGAATCGGTGCCTCAATAGAATACAGAGACAAAAATCTTCCGTTTAAAGGTGCCTCATTAAAAACAAAAAGGTCTCCATCAAGGAAGTAATCTACCTTAGGTTCTAAAAGTTTATTATCATATACAGCAATAACATATTCATCAACAATCGGGAAATATGCAATCCCGTTACGAGTCATCTTAAATTCAGTTTTACCTTCACCAAAAGCATTTGAAAGATTGTCAACAGCGTTGATAGGGTTTTCAATAAAACCACTTAAAAACGTGATGTAAGTTGCAGAATTATCGTCAGACGCGATTCTTGTTCTTGGTGCAGTAGTAAATACAATATTTGTGCCATCTACAGTATAATCCGTGCCAGGAATTAATACTTCACCATATACACTAACAATTAAATGTTGTGCTGTAGGGGGTGCGACAGGATTTGCCTGAGATGTTAAAGGGAAAGTTCTTTGACTACCATCAAAACTATCAATAATCTGAGCAAGGGTAGTCCACTTAAGTTTTACTTGCTCATACGAAATGCCAGGACTAAGAGCAATGTTAGGGGAAGAAGTAGTGCTCTCATAATAAACAACTTCATCACCAATTAAGATAGAACCATTACTATCAAGAAATTGGTCAACAGATTCAACAACAATAGTTTCACTAGTCGCTGTAATAGGCTCTACAATCTTTGTAGCACCATCTAAGATACCGATATCGAGTTTATCAATGTCAAGATATTGCAGAAAATTGTTGAGAATATTCTGCCCAAGACCTGTCTTTTCTTGAGACCTGTAATAATACTCGATGAACTTATTAAACAGCGGATATTCAGACCCAATAAATTCTGGAGTCTGCTTCGCTATAGACTGAGAAACCTTATTAATATTCATCTCTTAATTTAGAAGCAACTGTTGTTACTAATGGAACCTGCGTTGTCGATCGCTGGAATGTCAATCGTAGTTGGTGTCTGATTGAAGACCGTTGGCGTCAAACTATTTAGAGGGATTGTAGGAGGCGCTACTGTGCCAACTGGTGCAACTGTAATCGAAGGTGTAACAATATTGATAATAGTACCAGGTGTAGTTGCAGGAATTGTACTATTGTTTGCAGGAACAAATACAACAGGAATCTGAACATTTGTAGGCAACTGAGTTGCATCAGCAATAGTACCAACTCCAGTAATCGAATCAGTAACAGTTATCGCAGTATTAGGAGCAATATTTGTACCAGCACCAATAATATTAGCGGGACCAAAACAGATTTCACCAGTATCGTAGTTTACTGTACCAGCAGTATCATTTGTATAGATTTTTCTTGTACCAGTATTATAGAAAGTTCTTAAGTTACCAAAACCATCATCTTCAAACTGTTGATCAATACCAGGACGTTCAGCGGTTCTAAAAGTACCAGAAAGAATCACTGGTTCCTTTTTACATTGATTACCACTTCCATCTTCGGCGCTACCATCTTGACCAGGAGCAGAGTTATAAAGACCAGATCCAGTAGAAATACAATAAGTATTGGTTTGATTAGTTGCTGGTTTGATATATTTTAAAATAGTTGTCTGAGTAGATACATCAGTAACACATTTATTGGCAAGTGTTACCGCTTTCTCAAAATCAGTTGCTCTAAATGTAGAGTTGAAGTTATTAATTTGCGTTTGTGTTGCCCAGTCCCTAATACCATTGTTGATATCGGTCTCAATCTCAGAAGGATTAGATCCGCAACCAGTATCGTACAGTGCAAACAGTTTCAGGTAAATGTAGATGTCATCAGGATCCATGATCACAGGATCGATCGACGCCATCGCATATTTTCTCAAATCCTGTTGAATTTCTTTCTTTGTAGCATCATTAAGAAGAGATCCTGTTTTTGTTTTGACAACAACGTATACTTTTCCATAAACAGGAGGATTTAAGGTGTCTCCGCCATACGCAACTACGGAATCCGCGTTAGGATAGATATTTCTTGTAATTACCGCGTAATCTTGAGCGGTAACTGCTCTATATTGTGCAGAATAATATCGAGGAGCATTATACTTGATAGACTCAACAGTTTCTGCTGCTGCACCCTGTTGTGATTTGTCTTTTACTGTCAGGGTGATAGTATTTGGTTGATAGGTGATATCATTAGTGTCAATCATCCTTCCAATGAAGTTAAATCTACTAACTTCATTCGCTTCGCCACCAGAAGTGACGATATATTCAAATTCTACGACCTCACCATCTTTCAGAGCACGACCAACACTGTCATCACCAAATCTAACTTCATATCTCATGTCCTCACCTTCGGCAAGGAAGAATGCACGAGTTGTGGGAGTTAAGTTGGTAACAGTATCGACTCTATTGTAAAGATCAAACTCTGTAGAAGATTCGTTAGGTCTTACTTTTACGGTAAGTGTTGAAATATCTGCGTCTTCTGAAGGAACCTTGTAATTTTGAGATGCAAACGTGTTTACAACGTATGTAAAGTTGACAATCGCTCCTTCATAGATTATCAAACTATCAAAAGTGGCAATACCTGTAGATGCATTGACTGTAGCGGTCACATCATTCAAAATGTTCCAAATATAAGCACCACCAGTAGCAACAGGTCCTTT